GTATCATCAATTCGAAAAAAACTATGTTGCTCTGCCTCTTTATATCTCCAAGTACAGCCCCCTCCGTGTCCTAAAGCTCTTCCTTGATATTGCCAAGAACAATATTGACCAATAACATTTCTATGAGGAATTTTTACTCCTTCAACATCGAGTGGAGAGGCTAACTCAAAAGTAACACTTATAGCATTTTCTGATTCTATTCTATCAACATAGTATGTATGAGAAGGAAATTGTGCGGGACTTGCTGTACCTGTATTACAGTCAGATAAATAAACTTGTCTATAGGTAACTCTAGTGCCTATTAATTCATAGTTTGACTCAAAAGGTACATCTAAGTTTCCAATAGTTCCAGAAGAGATTTCTTCTAGTGTTGTTTCTTGTGCATCTTTACTTTTTGTTAAAACAGGAAGATTTGCTACTGAAAGTGTTGGTCTCGCCATTGCTCCGGTAGCTTTTGATTCTATTCCTTCTAACTGTATAGGAATTGCTAAATAATTTTTTTGACCAAACTCTACTTGATCTGTGCCATCATCATCTAAGCCATTAACTAAATAATAGTTTCCTGCAGTTCCGCCTGGGGCATATCCGGGTAGTGAAATATCAAAAAGCTCAAGTAAAGTATCTGCATTTCCTGCAGAATCTACTATTTCTTGTTGTTGTACTGTATCAATTATATCTGTCACGGTTCATAAACTCGATTAAAAACAGCCGTTAAAGAATGTATAGTTGGCTGAGTAAATGAAATATTATAAGTGTCACAGATTACTTTTACAGTACTTGTAACTAGTTTCTCTGCGTTTGCCCCCGTACCAAAATCATCAGTTATGACTAAATCAAAACTTAAAGCTGCTTTTAAATCTAAAAAGCCAGCTACAAGAGCAATATCTTCGGCTTTTCGATTATTTAACGATATGTTAAAAGTGTCGCCTTTACTATTTAAACCGTGACGCACTCTTTGAGAATAACCATCTCCAAATTTCGCAATTTGAACATTATGAGTAACAGCTCTAGTCATTCCTCTATCAACTGTTATTTGTGTATCCGAGCTACCAGTAGTATTTTTTATAGTATTTACATCGGCTGCAGGTATTGTAAAGCTAAAAGTTGACATTTATGATACTCCAAAGGGGTTCAAAATACCGCCTTGACGTTTCTGATTTAGTAGTTCTTCTTGTACAGCCATCGCTAACAGTTTGCCCATATTTGCACCTTCATTTGAGTCAGCTTGTGTATCTTGTGAAGCTTGTCCATCTCTGTCTATTGAAACATTTACAGTTACATTATTTTGCTGCCCTGCGTTTCCTTGTAAATCTACAGGTATTGAACGATTATTTGGCAAAGGCACTACTGCTTCTGTTCCATGAAGAATTGCAGGGTAACCACCATCTCTGCCTGCTGCTACTCCTCCCATAGAATAATTTTTAGCTATTCCGCCATTTCTATAGCCCATTGGACCTTTCTGAATACCTCCATAGCGCACCAAGTTAGCAGAGTCAAATCCAGGATTGTAATCTGTCATACCAGTAGATGCATTTATACCTCCAAAAGCGCCTCCCAAAGCTGAAGCAATTATTCGTGCTACAATAAGCTCTGTAACAATTCTTGCTATCATTGAGAGAACACTTTTTGCCATGCTTGCAAAAGCTTCTTTTGCAGACATAGTGCCTTCAATTATACCTTGAAAGGCTGTAGCCATACTACTTTCAATAGTTTGGGCAACTTGAACTCCTGCATTTCCTAAATCATCAAATAATACTTCTGCATTTTTAACTTGAGCTGTTTGATTTAGAATTCTTTGCTCTATTTCTGCCTTTTGAGCTTCAAGAATCCTAGTATCTCCTGGGTTATCCCTTAACTTATTATTTATATCTTGAAGTTGATTTTCAAGAACAGAAAGTTTATTTTTCTCTCTTTTTAAATTAATCTCTCTTTCTAAGTAGGATCTTGTCATACTTGGAACATTTGCAAGTTTTACACGTTCTCTTTCTATGGCAAGGGCTTCGTTAGAGAGCTCTACACTTCTTTTCCGAGTAGCTTCAAATACTTGTGCAGCGGCATCAATACCTCCAAAACCACTTAGAGTATTTCCAATTATATCAGCAGATTCACTTCGTCTTCCCAAACCTGCTGCAGACTCATCAGCAACATCTCTAGCTCTTTGTACTTCTTCTAATAGCTGTGTTAAAGCAAAAGTATCGCCCTGTGATAATGCTTGAGGTATTTGAGAAATTTTATCTCTTAGTTCAGTAATCACTCCTTGGTAGGTTCTAGAAAATCTTTCTAGACGTAAAACAGTATCGGTATCTCCCTCCATTACTGCGTCAAAAAGTTCTTGATTTACTTCTCTTAAATTTGACTTTTCTATCTTTTCTCTAAAGGAGGCTATAACGGCTTCTACTGCGGCTGCTCCTTCAGGTCCTTGAGCTGCAAGAGCTGCTTGTTTTTGAAGTTCACTACCAAGGGCCAAAGAGCTGACAGCATTTATAGCCGCTCTTTCTCTTTGGTCATCTGTAAGCTTATCGCTTGTTGCCGCATCCGCAACCTCATTAATTGCAAATTTTAAGTCTCTATATGAGTTGGTAAGTTCTTCTGCTCTCTCTTGTATTGACTTTAGATTGGCATTAGTTTCTTCTTCTGCCAAAAGCTTGGCCATATAATCTTCGCCCATTAAACCTTTGAAA